TTTATTCTCAATGATGTCAACAGATTGAACATCAATCGAACTAATTGGTTGACTTGCTTTCTCGTCGTACGACGGAAACAAAGTAGGGAGTTGAGTTGATTGGATAATCATTGCCTCACCTGATTCGCTAATTCGTAAGAGCGCTTCAGGCGTTGCATGTAAACCAGTTCTGATTCTTCAGTAATTCGACCAGCAACCAGTTGTCGAGCTGCAGGAACGACGATGTATGATAATCCGGGGTCCAATGCACCAGTTGCACTAATCTGAACGATTCGATAGCAATACAATTTGTCTGCTGCTGTAGGTTCACCTGATTCGAATCGTTGTGATCTCTGAAGTTGTTGAAAGTTTGGAATCTTAATTGTGCTGTTTTCTGCAAAGACTCTAAACAATCCATAGAGAATAGTTTCGAATGTTTCATCTGATCCGAACATACCCGGTCCTTGCATATTTCCAAGGAGATCAGTAAGCATGATATCATCCACATTGATTGGTGTTGATGTAATTAAATCAAGAACATACAGTGAGGAGGTTGTTGATGTCGCCCCAGGGAGCATTCGGTAAACCCCCGGGTCTTGAACGCCCACTGCGGAGGGAAAGAATGTCAATGAATCCATTGCATATCCACTTAAGTCGATTTGAGTTTCATGAAACCATCCAGTGTTCGAACTAAGTTGAGACCAACCAGTTTGTGGAGTTGTAGCTGTTGGAATCCAATCGGTTCCACCTGCGTATGTTACAGTTAAGGATGGATGCATTGCTGCAAGTCGTCTATTCATACTCACTTCTTACCACCTTTTTTCTTAGGGGTTGTTAGATCGGGAAGTTCTGTCAACATATTACCACTTCTTACTTTTTGTTTGCTCGCTTGAAGGCTTTGGACATTCTTGCGAGATCGAGTCGTCCTTTTTTTGGTCCGGATTTGAACTTGATGTGGTTACTTGGAGACTTAAGGTATCGTTGCCAACTACTAAGTTTACGTTTCGTTTTCTTAGCAACCGTTTTAGTTTTCGAAACTGTGTCCCTAACAGCCCTAACAGAACGCTCAGCAGAACCAAGTAGTTCTCTGAGTTCATCGAGAGTTCCCTCTATGCGCACCATCGAAATCAACCTCAGTTATCCGAGGCTGTGGATTGGATAGCGATTGCCATCCAGTCCTTGGTTCCAAGTTTGACCACACGGCAGCGAATACGAGCAGTGATGTAAAGAGCAGCGCTTCCAGTGTTTGACTTATCGTTTCCTGAGACCAAGTACATGGTGTCGTTGACAACCATAAATGCTTCAGATAATGCAGCAGGTCCAAAGTTGTCAGGGAATAGATCAGTGTTGTGAGAAGCGATGTTGTTGGTTTGGTCGATTGACAAAACACCTGAAGCGATAAGAGATTGATTATCAGCTCGAACCAAACCTGATCCCGGGTTTAGGTCAGTTAGTTGAGTTGAGATAGAACCGTTTCCAGCCAAGAAGTTAGCAACTGCTCCTCCGAAGTCAGAATCACGTTGTACAACAAAGTCAACGGATTCAACAGCAACTGCTTGACCAGTTGCTACGTTAACATATGCACCAAGGTCGATAGAGCCTTGAATTCTTGTTCCATTCGCTGATCCTGCTGGGATCGTAATTGTTTCGGTTAGGTAAAATGAGCCTGTTTTTGCAGTAGCCATGTCGCTTACTAAGTGAATGGGGCTTATTAACTTTACAAATCATATGGTCCTATCTTGGCGAGCGTAGCGAGCAAACGGCTTATATCGCCGACCCTCCTCCGGAGACGTATAGGGATGTCCGCATGCTATCGGCTTGTGCTAGAAATAAGGGCGAAGCCCTTTGATTGACCCGTCAAAGTTTAATTTTGTACCCGTCCGTACGGGTGATTTCATATAGGAAATATAGATAGGATTGGTTAATGAAGGTCAGAAAAGAAGTCTCCCTCACGGTTGAGACCGCACAGATAGCTAACAAGATGAACAACTTTAGCCAATGGGTACGCATTGGACTACGTCAATACGAACATGGCGAAGACGTTGCGTCTGAAACCATGCGTCGCATGCGCTACAGGAAAGCGTGTGTGCACTTGGCGTCAGCATTGATTGACTACGCGACACAAATAGACCCAGATTACAAAGGCGAAGTTGAATCGATCATTGCCCGGGCAATGAATCAAACAACACTGGAGGAATTTGAGTGAGAAACAAATCAGAAACCTACGTTAAAATCTACAACAAATACAGAGATGAGCAAGACAAAAAGATTTCCGATCTTCAAACTGAAGTTAGAGCTCTAACCCGCATGGTGGAATATTTAGCAAAGAAGGTAATGGAATGACTTGTGGATTCTATTTCAATTACGATTGGATCACTAAGGACATCACATTTGATTGGTTGTTGCCTCTCGAACAATACGAAGGCCCACAAGGACCATGGTGGCAATGCATTAACTGTGATGAAATATTCTATTCAACTTCTATGTGTATGTGCGACGACTGCAATCCATTTTCAGGTTATTGCAGATCGTGTTAGTCTTGAATTCTATCAAGTGGATCTATCTCGATTAGAATTTCTGCTGCTTCAGGAGCAATTGCAAACGGACCTCGTATCCAATAAGGGATGTTGTTCGAGATTTCATCAGGTACTAAGAAATCAACTACATCAGTAAAGAGCTCGTAATCTTCGAGTCTTTCAAGTGCTTGCTCTTTAGTTGGTCTTGGGTCTTCATTGATCCAGTAGTTAGTCCCACCTTTACCATGCCCTTCGAAATCTTTATTCTCAATGATGTCAACAGATTGAACATCAATCGAACTAATTGGTTGACTTGCTTTCTCGTCGTACGACGGAAACAAAGTAGGGAGTTGAGTTGATTGGATAATCATTGCCTCACCTGATTCG